TGGTGCACCAATTGTTAACGCGGCATTCCCAACAGGAACACAGGTTACTGCAATTTCAAGTACGCCAGGCGGAACAGCGTTAGCACTAAACTTAACACAAGATATTTCTATTGGAAACACAGACATTCAAGTTTCAAGCACAACAGGTATTGTTGCAGGCCAAGCGGCTGACAACGGTAGCGGAGATGCTATTTTTGTTAACACCGTTGCTGGTACTACAATTAGTATGAGTGGTGCATTTACAAGCACAATTACAAGAAATACAGAAACATACACAGGTGTAACAGGAACACTTACTGCTCCAGCAGGTACTAATGGAGAGTTTACAATTTCAAGAACCGGCACAGCGTATGCAGTAGATGCAATTTCACAAGCAGGATCAGGATACAAAGCTGGTGACAGAATATTAGTTGCAGGTAATAATTTAGGTGGTACTACACCTGCACATGATGCAACAATATTAGTTACAACAGTAAATGCAGGAACAGGAGCAGTTACAGCCGCAACTATTAGTGGAACTGCACTAAGTGGAAGTATTACATATACAGGTCCAACTGCAATACTTACACAAAACGGTGGAACTATAGGGTCAGTAAACTTTGATATTAACTTTGCAGGCGGCGGATTTACAACAGTAGATATTAACTCACCAAACGATACAACAGGTTATGCAGTTGGCGATAGATTAAGAATTACAGGTAGCCAATTATTAGGTGGCACAGGACAAGATGGAAATCAAAATGCTGGCGGTAACGACTTTGTTGCTAAAGTTACAGCAGTTGGCAGTGGCGGTAGTATTAGCTCATTAGACCCAGATAACGGTGGTTGGAGTATTGGTACACCACCAACTCAAACTAGAAACTATAGCTTTGGTGGATCTAACTTATCATTTACAGGTGGATCAGGATCAGCATTTGAATTTGCTATTAACGTAGATAACACCACATATAGTATCCAATATACAGGAGTACCAGGTACAGGTTATACAACAGCAGATACACTTGTTTGTGCTGGTACTAACTTAGGCGGCGCAAGCCCAGCAAACGATGTATACTTGAGAGTTGTTTCAACAGACGGTGTAGGCGGAATTACTGATGTAAGAATAGAAGGTTCAGATGAATCAAGTGTACCAGTAGCATTAAATGCTGGTGTGTTTGAAGGTAAAACTTTAACAGACTTAGCTGGAGCAAGTGCAACATTTAATATTACAAATAACGGAACAGTATTTGGTCTTGTAACTACAGCAAACGGTACTAATTACCATGTAGGACAAAATTATGTAATAGCAGGTAACTTAATTGGCGGATCTACTCCAGCTAATGATGCAACAATTACAATTGATAGTGTTAACGGGTCAACAGGTGCTATTGCTACAGCAAGTGTAACAGGTAGTGCTCCGGCATTGCCAACAGTGTTCACAGGACAAACTGGTAGTAACGTAGCACACGCAGGAACAAGTGGAACATTTAATATTACTAGAACATCAGGTTCATATAGTATTGCTATTAATGCAAGTGGTAGCGGATATGAAATTGGCAACATAATTACTATTCCAGGTAACACATTAGGCGGAGCAACACCGGCACAAGATGCAATAGTTATTGTTACAGCTAAAGATGGCAGTGGTGGATTAAGTACAGTTAGTATAACAGGTTCAGGTATTCCAGGTGGAGGACTAAATCTTGTAAGTGGTGTTACATTAACAGACTTTACAACAACTACTATTGATGCGGCAACAAGTGTAAACTTTGAAGCGTTATCAACTGTTGAAATTTCATGGCCTTACGCACACGGTATTGTACCAGGCGACACATTTGTTGTTGATGTTAACTCAGATGACGGCGGAACAAACAATCATACACTAGCGGCTGGATCGTTTATTGCTATTAACGTTCCAACAACTAAGAAAATTAGATATAATACAAGAGCTCCAGGTTCAATATCTGAATTTACAGGAGATAGTACTGAGGATAGAATCCAAGGTAACGTTTACTTACGCCCAGATAGTTTCTTTATTCACAGACCATATGATGGTGGTGTACAGTTAGGAACAGGTGGACCACAACACGGTGCTCAAGCAATTAGACAAAGTAAAAAGTATATCAGATACCAATCAGGTAAAGGTATTATGTACACAACTGGTGCTCTATTTGCTCCAAGTTACGACTTAAGAACTGTTACAACTAACGGTACAGGTATAGGTGCAATCGTTACTATCACAACAGATGATAACGATCACGGTGCTCAAGTTGGTGGTAAAGTTAGACTTATTGGAGTTGAGACAGCAGGATTTAACGGCGAATATACTGTTACACAAATTGTTGATGAAAGAACACTACGATGTTTATCAACACGTAGACTAGGTGCTACTACAGCAATCTTAGGATTTGCGGCACAGCTAACAGTTGTTGGATGGCATGGCGCTACAGTACGTTCAGGAGTGTTTGATGATCAAAACGGAATTTATTGGGAGTTTGATGGATCTAACATTAGTGTTGCACAGCGTACAAGTACAAAGCAAATTGCAGGTACTTCGCAAGTTACAGTTGACTCAAACTTAATTACTGGTAATAACACAAGATTTAGAGACCAATTAAAAGCTGGAGATAGAGTTGTTATTAAAGGAATGACACACGTTGTAGCAAACGTTGATTCTCAAACACAAATAACAGTAACACCAGACTTTAGAGGTGTTAACAATATTGCGGCATGTAAGGTTAACTTAATTACAGATAAAAAAGTTTTACAAGAAGAATTTAACTTAGATAGAATGGACGGCACAGGACCAAGTGGATACAATATGGATGTTAGGTACATGCAGATGATTGGAATTCAATACAGTTGGTATGGTGCTGGATTTATTGACTGGATGGCACGTGGTGCAGACGGTAACTTTGTATTCTGTCACAGAATGCGTAACTCAAACGTAAACACAGAAGCGTTTATGCGTTCAGGTAACTTACCTGTGCGTTACGAAGTTACAAACGAAGGAGCATTTACTTCACTTAGTGACGATATTGATGCTACACAAACATTTATTCCATTAACAGAATCTAAGTTCTTTCCAGACAGTGGTACAGTGTATATTGATAACGAAATTGTTAGCTTTACAACTATTGATCACACACTAAAAAGACTTACAAACATCACAAGAGGAACTTCACTACAGAACTTCCAAGCTGGTTCAACTAGGCAGTATAACGCAGGTCCGGCAAGTGGACACGCTAATCGAACTGGTGTAATTTTAATTAGTAATACAATTACTCCACTTATATCACACTGGGGTTCAGCATTTATTACAGACGGCGGCTTTGATGATGATAGAGGTTATATTTTCTCATACACAGAAACAGGTCTAAGCATTAGTACAACTAAACAGACAGCGTTTTTATTAAGACTAGCACCAAGTGTTAGTAATGCTATTGTTGGAGACTTAGGTGATAGAGAACTACTAAACAGAGCTCAGTTGCTTATGCAAGGTTTAGAGATTACATCAGATGGACAAGATCCAACAGATGATTCAAAGATTTACGGCGGTATAGTTATTGAAGGTGTTCTTAATCCACAAAACTATCCACTTAACCCAAATGATATTGGTTGGACAGGATTGTCAGGACTAGCACAAGGTGGACAGCCAAGTTTTGCACAGGTTGCATCAGGTGGTTCTACTAACTGGAATAGTGGTGATACAGCAACATATAGTACAGCGGCAGTAATGGCACAGGTTACAACTACAGCACAATTAATGCCATGGTGGTCATTTAGAACTAACAGAAGCTATGCTTATTTTGATCAAACTTCATGGGAAACAGCTAACTTAGAAGCTGGTGATCAAGTTAATGCTGACGGAGGAGGAAATGAATACTTCCCTGCAGGAACTACAATTCAACAGGTTGTTGACCAAACAATTTACGGAAGATATCTAGTTTACTTCTCAGGTAATGCAAATTCAAACTCAAGTAACGGTGCTACACAAACATTCCAAAAAGGTGGTAATGAAGCAAACTCAAGTTTCGTATACTTTACCAAGAGTGTTTGGGATTCAGCAGGAGCTAAACCAGGTACATCATTAGGCGATGCAGGTGGTGCCCCAACTAACCAAAGTGATGTTACTTTTCCAGCTTCGTCAAGTGTTTCGAATATTGAAGGACCATTACTATTTGGTACTCTTGAATACTATAAGGTTACGTTTAACAATGCATACAATGGTACAGTTAGCCCAGGTGATTTAATTAACTTTGAGTTTAGTCAACCACCATTTGCACAGCCAGGTGAAACTGTGTTCTCATTTATTGCACAACCTGGAGAAAGATCTACATTGGATCTAAAAGACTTGAAAGAACTTACAAATACTACACTAGGTGGTAGAGGTACTTTCCCAAATGGTCCAGACGTGCTTGCACTAAACGTATATAAAACGTCAGGTGCGGCAGTAAACGCTAATATTATTATTAAATGGGGTGAAGCACAGGCTTAAGAGCCTGCTTCGTCCTTAGTTTCTTCTAATTGAGGCTTTGGCTTTTGACTATCGCCAGGTGCAATTCGATAGTTGTCTTCAACACTATCAGGGGTACTTACTTCGGTAATACTACTTCCAGGTTCCATACAAACTAATTGATGAGGCATTAGTGGAGGATTTCTCCAAGTCATACCGTCAGTAAGTTCTAATGATTTAAATTCAGCAGTAGTTGTATCAACATAGTTTAATAAAAATCTTCCGTTATTAACAAACCATGATTCATCTTTTTCTTTATGGAAGTGCATACTAAACTTAGATCCAACCTTTTCAAACACCATAATTTTACCACAGTAGTGTTCGTTAGTTGCCCAGATTAATTCGTATCCCCAGCCTTTGTCTATTTTACCTTCTAGTCTAGTTGGTTGCATTAATATACTCCTCTATTGTGTGCCAGTGTCTCATAGCTATAGTGTTGTGCAGTTTTTCATTATCTGCACATGTGTATTCTTGGTATTGTCCTTTTAGATGAGTAGGCATTGGAATATATTCAATTTTTGCATTATACTTTTTAGCAATAATTTTAGCAACTTCTTCAACGTTGTTTGTTTTGCCTGTTCCTAAGTTATATAATCCACATGCATCTGTTTCGTGCATCATCTTTTCATGGACTACTGCAACATCATGTACACTTACACAATCTCTTTGATATTTGTCACTACCTTCAAATAATTTAATTACACCATTGTGTGCGGCTTGCTGTTGGAACTTGCTAACCAAACTCATTTGATCACCTTTATGCCCTTCTCCAGGACCATATACATTGAAGTATCTAAAGTTTTGTACAAGCATACCAAAGTTTTCGTATCCATTTTCTTTTAAAAACTTATCAATAAGAAATTTACTCCATGCATAAGGAGTTTGTGGATAAACAGGATCTGTTTCTTTAAAACTTGTGTTGTTACCATAAACAGCAGAAGTACTTACAAGCTGAATATTAGTATTATAATTTTCGCAAACTTGCATTAATCGTAATGTAAATTCATAATTATGAGCCCAAACTTTATCTATATCTCTTTCAGTAGTATCTGATATTGCACCACAATGTATTACCCAATCGTATGCTGATACGTCTGGCACTACATGTTCAACCCATTCAAAGCCTTCAACTTCGTGACCTTTTTCTGTTAGATAATTGGCAATATAACTACCAATAAATCCTTTATGTCCTGTTACTAATACTTTCATTTCTACCTCTTTTTACTATTATACTATCTTTAATTGTTGCTGTCAATCTTTTTAATTGTGCTTGTTGTACTATGTCCTTCAACTGTAGGAAATATAATAACTTTAGCTAAGTGATTTCCAACTACAGTATCAAATGTATAATCGCCACCTTTTACTATAATATCTGGCTCTAATTTGGTCATTGCTTCCAAAGGAGTATCTTCATCAAATATAATGACATCATCTACAAAACCAAGCTCTAAGAGCACTTCCTTGCGGGTGGTCTCATCGTTAATGGGTCTTAAATCACCTTTTAAACGCTTCACACTCGCATCGCTGTTAATGCCCACTATAAGTCTATTTCCTAAGCTGTATGCATGTCTAAGTAGCTTTAAATGGCCTATATGTAATATATCAAACACTCCGTTTGTCCATACAACTACATCTTCTAAGTCGTCTTTTTTAAGAATATATGTACCAGAATGTTTTACACTTTCTGTTGATCCACGTACTGCAAGTTTTAATGACTTTCCATAATCATACCCTTGTGTAAGTGCATATACAAACCCTGCTAAGAAACAATCTCCAGCACCTGTAACATCAGATACTTCAACATTGTCTACCGGTATTTCATATTTTTTACCATCAATCGTAGCAATAACTTCATCGCCTGCATTAGTAGTAATAATGTTACCGTACCAACTATCAAATTCTAAAGATTCAAATTCGCTGTAGTTTGGTTTTACTAACCAAGCATTTTCATAATACCAAAAATTTTCCTTAGGATCAACAATTATCTTACAACCAAACGTATTAATATGTTTTATGATATCTCTTGCTTCGTCTAGTACACCCTTGTTGTAGTCACTTAGTACAACATATTCATACTGAGAAAAATTTGTTGCTAACACTTGTTGGAGTACAGCAGTACTGTCAGCTTGTGCGTCATCATCAATACGTGTAATGTAATGTCCGTCACAGATTATTCTTGTTTTTACACTAATCTGCCCAGGCGTTTCAAACATATCAACGTCAACACCCAAACTTTTTAAATTTTCGTATACAAGTCCTGCGCCACCTCTTGTTTCTTTTTCTTCAATATAAGTTATAACAGGTACAGGTGCTTCAGGGCTAATACGTGTTGATGTTCCGTAGATATATTTGTCGATTATTACATCGCCAAGTACTAAAACTTTCATTTCATACCCTTTATGTATTGTGTGTTGTCTGGCAAATTTTGAATCCCTTGATCAAAAACTTCAACATGATAACGATACGCACTATCACTAATTTGTACATCGTTATTAAATTTTAATTCTTTTTGTGCAACCTCAGCTGTTAGTTTGCCAGTACCTGCAAGTACATAACTCCACAACGGCCAACCCGCTCCGCCCTCTGGTCTTGGGAATAATGTTGCATTAGGTACTCTGTGTTTACAAACTTCGTGCATAGACTTTACAAAGTCAGTAGCTGTTGCACCGCTGTTAATATACTTCCAAAATTCTGTATCTTTACGCCCGCATGTATAATGTGCTACTAAAAAGTCCTTCATTGTATCGTATAAATGAGCATTCTTTTTATTATAATCATCTACAGTTCCAATGTTACAGGTCTCTTCTTTAGTTGCTCCTAAGCAACCAAAAACAAAATGTTTTATCTGTATTATTGTTGTATGAATACTTGTTGCCTCTAATGGTTCTGCAAACGCTCCAGCTAGGCCAATTGATAATACGTTCTTAATCCAAAGTTTTTCTTGTCTACCACTATCAAATTTAATATGCCTAATTGGGTCAACTTTACGTCCAATTGTTTGTTCAAGTTCTGCATGTGCTTGATCAGGAGTAACAAAATCATCACAGAATACATAGCCACAACCGCGTCTATGTTTTGTAGGTATTTGCCAACACCAGCCGTTATTTTGTGCCCAGGCATTAGTTACTGGCTGAATAACTTCATCATCTTCATATGGTAAATGAAACGGTAATGCACTGTTTACAGGTAAATTATCCTTGTAACTTTTCCATTTGCCGCCAACTGCATTAATTAATATTCTATTAAATCCAGTAGCATCAATAAACATGTCACCTTCTACTGTCTTGCCATTACTTAATTTTACTGAAGTAACAAAACCTGTTTCACTATCAAGTTGTACATGCTCTACTTCACTATCAATATGTTCAGCATGTGTAGCAACTTTTTTGAAATATTGCCCTGCAAGATGTGCATCCATATGATATGCATGATTGCCGTTAACTTGTACAAGTGTATTTTTATTGTGATGTATTTTATAACCAAGTTCTGTTGCAATGTGTAGTAAATCTTGATCTCTAAAGCCTAAAGCATGTTGAAAAACAATATCACCATGGTCATTACTAGTAGGAGTGCCATCAATAGGACCAATATAAAACTTACTAGGATCTTCATTCCAGCCTATATGTTTGATGCCTAACTTAATTGTAGCATCACACTCTTTAATAAAGTCTTGTTCATTACAACCAAGGTCCCACATTTCATTTTGTATAATAGTTGTAAGAGCACCAGTAGTGCTTTCGCCTACTCCAACTACTCCAACTTTAGTACTTTCAATACAAGTAACTGTATGTTCTGGCTTAATTTTACTAATTAAAAGTGCCGCAAGCCAACCAGCTGTGCCTCCACCAACAACAACTATTTTCATAGCATTATATCTCTATCTGTACGACTCATAGCTTTTGAAAACCAGTCAACACCTAAGTTAGTAGTTTCAATTGCATCAGAGTGTGACATACTAACTATATGTCTTAGGTATTCTTGTTTCATAAACTCTTGTTGCTGTTCTTCTAGTTCTAATTTTGTTATCCTTGATACATCAGAGTGTGCTGGATATCCCATTTGTATTAACCAAAGTTGCCAATTAGGTGGATGAAATAGTGTAACTGAATGTACTCTAGAGTAAAAACTTCTTTTAGGATCCTTTAACCAACGTTCATAAAATTTATGTTTGTCTGATTTTACATGTGTTTCTTTTACAAAATTCCAAAAAGGTGTATCCCATTCAGTATCAGCATAATGACTGTTAATAAAATCAACAGCATCATCATACCAATCCATCATATAATTATTGTAAGCACTAATTCTCTTGTCATCATACCATTGCTGGGGTATCATTTTTGCAAGTTCTTGAACACCTGTTGTCATACTTGCTAACCCTGTACTCTCTAACGGCTCAATAAATCCGCCACTTAGGCCAATTGAAACAACATTCTTTTCCCAAAAGTTTTTACTATAATACGGGTTCCAGTCAATAACTTTCATATCTTCTGGTTTGATTCTTCCATCCCAATGATCGCTAAAATATTGTTTAGCAGTATCAACGTCAGTAATATCTCTATTGAATACCATGCCACTGCCCATGCGTGACTGTGTAGGAATTTTCCAAATCCATCCATGGTCTACAGCAGGACAATTTACATATGGTGTACGTTCTTTTTCAATATCTTCATATTCTACATGTCCTGCAACAGCAGTATTTGTAAATAATCTTCCTTCGCCTAGCAACTCAACTCTGTCTGGCTTTTTTAGTATTGAACCAAAGCCAGTACAATCAATAAAGAAGTCTCCTTTATGTGTTAGCCCGTTTGCTAATTTTAGTTCAGTAATATATCCTTGGTCGTCTCTAATAACATCTACAACTTCACTTTTAATAATATTCGTGTCTCTTTGACATATTTCTTGTAAACGTTTTACTAGTTTTCCGCAATCAATGTGATATGCTAGTGTTGTATACGCATGGTGTATGTCAATTTTATTATCCATAGTTGTTTTATAACAGGGTAAAGCCTGCTCTTGAAAGGTTTCACGCTTGCCTAGATCTGCCCAAACATCGTATTGTGTTATTGCTTGATCAATATATGATTTATTAAGATAAAAAGGATGCCATACAGTATTGCCTGGCTTCTTCCATCCCGGAAAGTTAATACCAGCCTTATACGTTCCATCTATTTGTGTAAACCAATCTCTTTCATGTAATCCACACTCTCTAAGAAAAGAAGGAAAAGTTAATACAGTTGCTTCACCAACACCAATAGGTGTTCCTACTTCTTTATCAATTATTGTTAATGGAACGTCCCACATATTATTTCGAATATATGCGGCTGTTAACCATGCCGCTGACCCACCGCCTACTATTGTAATGTTTTTGATTTGCTTCATTTTTTATCCTGTTCTAAATAATCAATTAGACTAAAAACTGTTTCAAATTTAGTTTGATTGGTTTTGCTTTGTAGTGTATTACGTAATCCCATATGTAATGGTTTGGGCCATCTTCCAAAACTAACCCATGCATATCCGTCATGTTCTTCGTTTAACGTTGGAAGGAATTCGTCTTTTAGTATGCACAGATATGTATGAAAACTAAATTTTTCATCTGTACTAATAAAAGTTTCTAATGGAATAGTTTTGATTATGTCCGGTAACTCACCGACTTCTTCGTGTATTTCTCTTTGTAGTGCAGGCCACGGAGCTTCGTCCTTGCCGTTAGTACCGCCTACTAATCCCCATACATGTTTTTGTTTACTTTGTGTGCGATGTAATAATAAAAACCGTTGTGTTTTAAGTGAATAAAACAAGGCACCACTGCATATAATTTCTTGACTCATACAAGTACTTATTTTAGAGTGACAGGCGCCAGGTGCCTTTTCGGTATTCGCCTTCGAATGAAAGTATCCATTCTGTACCAGTCCATCTGTACTGTACACCAGTATTTAGGTTGGTTATGTACTTTGTTTCAGTTCCGGAGTCTGTACTAGCATCAAATACAACGGTCCATTTGGTTCCATCCCATTCAACAATATCATTTTCACCAGCAACAAAGTCTGATCCGTCTGCATTTTTCCATGCATCTGGACCATCATATGGATCTTTAGAACTACCATCACTTGGATCTTGTCCAAAATCCATAAGTCCGCCGACATTAGCACTTGTGTTTATAGCACCTAGTAGTAATAATCTTAGTCCTGCCGCTTTAGCAGTAGTAGGATTATATGTTCTTGGATTAATAATAAAGTCAATTGACCCTGTATTATTTCTACCTGCTGGAGACGATAGCGTTGTATTAGTTGGAATTGTGTCTTCGTCCCAATCAATTATTAATTGACTTTCGTCTAATGTATTAATAGTTACTGATCCGTTAACGCTTATACTCGTGTCTTCACCTGCTAGTATTTTACGTTGTAATTGTAACTGTGTAAGACCTGCTCTGTATTGGCCAGGTAATGCTTCAATTAACCTAGTCCAGGTTACTGTACCTGTTTTCCCTCGGTCAATTAATTGTGCAATATTATTCATAACAATCATGTCGTAGTCTTTGTAAGTAGCAGTACTAACTGAAACATTTAAAGAATCTCGTTGAATACGATCAGTTTGTTTATCCATTGCCGCTCTTTCTGCTGGACTATCGGAGTATGCTTTTAGTTCAGGTGTACTAATTCCTAAAGCAACATTACCATTTGATTCGTCAAATATACTCATTATAACATTTGTTATAATTCCTAACTTTTTAACCTTAGCAGGCATGTTAATATATATTGGTGTTGTAAAACTAAGTTGTGCAACATCAATTTCGCTTTCTGTTCCAATAGGAATTGATCTTGAACTAAAACTCATACTTGTCAATTCTACACTAGTTAAACTACTCCAATCAACATAGTTGTCAGTAGTTTGTATTTCTAGACTAGGATTAAACAACATTAATAGTTGTTCCATAATTTGTAATTTTTGATCCGTGTTAGTTGACCAAATATCTACGTTAACATTTAATGTATATGGACTAGGCATAATACGTTCTACTGTATAGTTCTTGCCTTGTGTGTTTAAATATTCGTTACCAGTATCGTCGTATGCTCTTTCTCTGATATGTACTTTGTTAGTATATGAACTATCTGAAGTACGAGACCTATCTTGCTCTAATCCTGTAATGTAGACTGCCATACGTGGAGCACTAGGTACTTTGTTTTCTGAATTATCTCTTAGAATATGCCCAACTTGACGTGTGATATCTCCGTACATAACAGGCACACGTACTATTTTGTTGTCACCGTCTTTATATGAGAAGTTGCTAAACAGTCTTACTAACTGAGTAAGGTATCTTCTTATTTGTCCATCATAAAAATGTTGCATTAATTATCTGCCTTAGGTCTAAGTGCTTTGCCTAATCCCTGTCTTTCTACTACAGTGTCGCCTGCAATAGTTGATGCATTAGTATTATTAACAAAGCCACTTCTTTGTGTCTGTTTAGTATCAGTATTAGTCATTGTCATACGTACATTATCTTCCATCTTAACCCATCTTCTTCCGTCGTATCTAAATAATCTATTTGGTAACATATCAATTCTTAAGAAATAATCTCCCTCAACTTGACTAAGTGGGAAACTAATACCGCTTCCAAACGCTTCTCCATTAGGTGCTAATCCATCACCAATAATATAACCAGTATAGCCCTCACGCTCTGGTGTTTGGTTAACTCTATCTGCTAATTCATTTTGTGTACTTGCATCAAGTTCACTACTATCTGTTGTAACTAATTCAGGCTCACCGTTATCGTCTACTTGTAATGTATACAAATGACTAGTATCATAACCTGCTTTAGGAGCATCTGCTTCTGCTTGTGAAATAATAGCATCATTAACTTGCATTTCTCGCTCATATGTACTAAGAACATTACGTAATGTTTGTGAGCTTCCTTCTTCTGCTGGTAAATCAAGTATCTCTTTAAACTCTTGACTATCAAGAATCTGTTTCATTTTTACACGATATAAATGTGGATACCAAGTTGGTGAAAATCCTTCGCTTGCTCTGTTAACATCTTCTACTACATAGAAGCGTTTAAGAGCTACACTAAAATCATTAAGTGCATTTTCATCTTTTAAATGAGGTAATTCAATTACATCACCGGACATAATTTTACGCCCTAGTGTTTTTACACTGTAATTAATTGGTATTGTCATAAAGATGATATCATTTTGTAAGAATAAACCAAATTGGCTCATATCAAAATCTACATCTGAAACACTATAAATGCCACGCATTGTATAAATGTCAGGATCGTATTTACGATCTCTGTTTTCCATAAACAGCATGTCTTGTATATTGGTTTCTTTGACAGCATTATACTGCGGCTGATCAGCCGTAGCAGTTGCATCATCTGGGTTCTTAGGTCCTAAGTACTTGTGTACAAAGACGTCGGTACCTCCAACGGTAAACATCTCTGTTATAGTCTTATCTAAGAACGAATAATCTTTCCCTCTTTCGGGTTTGTATAAACTAAGTCTCGGCATAACAATAGTATTTATCGTAACGCATAAATACAATGTACGGAGAAGATACATGTCAACAAATATTAATACAAAAAAGCAAGAAGTTTACAAATACGTAGAACTTAGTCTTGGTGGCGGAATGATCGATATTGAACTCGATCCAGAACACTATGAAAGTGCTCTTAATACAGCATTAACTAGATTTAGACAGCGTAGTGAAAACGCTGTTGAAGAATCGTACATCTTTTTGCCTACAGTAATTGATCAAAATGATTACGTATTACCAAACGAAATAATGGAAGTTAAAAAGATTTATAGACGTTCAATTGGTTCACGCACAGGTGGCGGCGATGGCGGTACATTATTTGAACCATTTAACATGGCATACACAAATACCTATCTTTTAGCAAGTAGTAATATGGGCGGACTTGCAACTTATAATGCATTTGCAGGATATCAAGAATTAGTAGGACGTATGTTTGGATCATTCATTGAATTTAAATGGAACAGATCAAATAAAAAACTTACAATCTTACAACGTGCTCGTGCAGAAGAAGAATTATTACTAGAGTGTTACAATTACAGACCAGACTTTGAATTATTAGATGACTATATGGCTGTACAATGGATCAAAGATTACACACTTGCAAAGTGTAAGTACATGCTAGGAGAAGCACGTAGTAAATTTGCTACTATTTCAGGCCCACAAGGTGGTAGCTCACTTAATGGTGATGCACTAAAAGCTGAAGCACAATCCGAAATGGAAAAACTTGATTCAGAAGTATCACTAGCAATGGCTGGCGGCGTTGGCTACGGCTTCACAATTGGCTAAAATAACACTTGACATCCGATAAATTATAACGTATAATATATTATAAATTAAGGATTCATTATGATTATTGGAATTTGTGGACTCATCAGTTGTGGTAAAGGTACAGTAGCAGACATTCTAGTCGACGAACACAACTTTAAAAAAATTAGTTTTGCAGATAAACTTAAAGATGCAGTATCTTTAATGTTTGATTGGCCACGTGATATGCTTGAAGGTGAAACCCCAGACAGTCGTTACTGGCGAGAACAAGAAGATAAATTTTGGACAGAAGAAACAGGACGTAGTGTAACTCCAAGATTAGTACTGCAAGAATTTGGTACTGATTGTATGCGTAATGGGTTCTATGACGGTATTTGGGTAAGTTTTGTAAAAAAGACTATTGTTGATAATCCTAATACAAATTTTGTTATTCCTGATGTACGTTTTGAAAATGAAGTAGAAGTTATTAAAGGTATGGGTGGTAAAGTTTGGTGTGTTAAACGTGGGCCTGATCCTGTATGGTTTAGACAGTACCAAGACTTAGGCATTGAACCAACTGACATACACCCTAGCGAATGGCGCTGGGCAAAAGCATCATTTGAACACAATATTTACAATGAAGGAACTATTGAAGATCTTAAAAGTCAGGTAAAAGGTCGCCTTGTTTCCACTTTGCGCCTTGCTTCTGCATCACCCGCTGACAGTTTGCACAGATAGTTTTTAAATTACTCCGCAAAGTATTATTAAGATCACCATCAATATGATAAACATTAAACTGTTCTTTATGTTTACTATGATAGCTACATTTTTCACAAGTATCTAACTGTCTATAACCAGCACGATGCCATTTAGGTATACCCCACATCTTTCTACCATGATGTAAACAAGTATCACACTGCTTACGATAAAACGTTTTACCGTTCTTTTTATAGTTTACAGCCGCAGGTCTATATCCGCATTCGCATAAAGGTCTCATATTGTATTTACCTCACCTTTGTGGTACCTTTTTATAGGGGTTTTGCTATATGTTTTTGAAGAAATCATATAAATACTTTTAACAGTTGTTATAACAGGAGAACTTAAATGGCTTTAATATCACCAGGTGTACAAGTTAGCGTAATTGACGAGAGTTTTTACACACCAGCAGAACCAGGTACTACTCCAATGCTTTTTGTTGTTTCAAAACAAGACAAACAAAACGCGGCAGGAACAGGTACAGCAAGAGGTACAATAAAGGCAAACGCCGGAGTACCATTTTTAATTACATCACAAAGAGATTTATCAGACACGTTCGGAGATCCATACTTCCAAACAGATGCTAGTAACAATCCAGTAAATGGCGGCGAACTAAACGAATACGGTTTACAAGCGGCATATTCATACTTGGGTGTTAGTAACAGAGCATTTGTTGTAAGAGCAGATGTTGATCTAGACGAATTGAGTCCAAGTGCAAGTGCTCCAGCGGCAAATCCAGCAAATGGAACATACTGGTTTGACACAGCATTAACCAAATACGGAATATTTGAATGGAACGGCAATATCGTAACTGTTACTGGTGGACAGTCATTTACAAATAAAACTCCAATTGTTATTACAAATAAAGTAAACCTAGTTGGAGCTGTAAACACAGGTGCTCCTAAAGGTGCAGTAGGCGCAGTAGGCGACTATGCAGTAGTTACAACTACTACTACTAATAAAGTATACTACAAAAATTCATCAGGTGCATGGGTTAAAGTAGGAACAGCTGATTGGGTCAAAAGTTGGCCAACTGTAACAGGTACAGCAACAGGTACTCATACAGCAGGACACACTATCAATATCAATGGCACACCTTTAGCGTCATCAGGATCAGGCACTAGATCAGTTGCACAGTATGCGGCTGATATTACAGGCGCAGGTATTACCGGTGTTAGTGCAAGTGCTATAGACGGAAAATTACACATCTTTGGTGACGGTTCAAATACAACTGACGGTTCAACAGATGATGACGGTGCGATTGCTATTTCAGCAGGTGCTTCAGGTACACTACTAGCAGACTTAGGTCTAACAGCAGGAACTTACTATTCACCAGCATACGAAATTGCTCCACATACAGCAGTTCCAGGATTTAAAACAGCTGATACAAAAACAAGACCTACAGGAAGTGTTTGGTTTAAAACAACTGACGCTAATTTAGGTGTACAAATGAAAGTTAAAGCATTCAATAGTACTACTAAGTTGTGGGAAGACAAACCAGCTCCTGTTTATAAGACACACCAAGCGGCTATCTTTAATTTAGATAAAACTACTGGTGGACTTGGACTTTCATTAGGTCAATTATATGTACAAGCACATACTACTGAAGCAGAAAACGAAGAGTTTGACTTTACAATTTTTGCAAGAAATAGTTCAACAGCAACTTCAATTACATCAAGTGCAGTAGCTACACAGTTAAGCAGTCAGTCATATGGATTTACAATGTCAGAAAGCATTGTTGCACAAGCGGCTATGTCAACTGGTAAAGCATTAACTATTACAGCAACAGGCGCGGCAAGTGACGCAGACTTAATTGCAGATGCAATTAACGCGGCAGGCTTTGTTAATATTGTTGCAAGTGTAGATGCAAGTAACAGAGTTATTGTCCAGCACAACGATGGCGGAGAAATCCACATTAAAGATACAAACGGTGCATTAGGATTAATTGGCTTTGCGGCATTTAATTATACAACAAAAGCAGGTACAGCAAACTTATATGCGGCACCAACAGGTGATAGTGTGTACGACTTCCATGCTTCAAACTGGAAGATCTTAACACAAACTGCAAGTGCAAACGCTCCAACAGCATTAACAACTGATGGTGCATTATGGTACAACAGTATTGTTGACGAAGTTGATATTATGGTACACGATGGTCAAACATGGAAAGGTTACCAAAACGTTTACGCTTCAGCTGATCCATTAGGGCCAATTGTTAGTGCTACAGAACCAACTACACAACAAGACGGTTCATCTGCATTAGTAACAGGTGACATTTGGGTATCAACAGCAGACTTAGAAAACTATCCACAAGTACACAAATATAACGCAGATCTTCAAAAATGGTTAGCATTAGACGAAGGTGATCAAACTTCAGAAGATGGTATTTTGTTTTC